CGCAGAACTAACCCTTCGCGCTGATTCTGAACCTAACATCTCCTCTCAAACCTCATCCGCCCCCAAACCTACGAAAGTAGCTGCGGCGTTCTTTGTCGATTCTGAGTCAGATGATGATCTCAGTTTTGACGACGAAAATTCCAAACCTCAAGAAACCACATATCAAAGATTTCAGCGCCTCCAAGCGCAAAATCCCTCCGGCCCAAAAGTCGAAGAAGTCGAAGATCCTCCTGAAAAACAAGGACTCGGAGAAATTGCTGATAAAGCATTCCTCATCTTGTCCGAAGGCGTCAATTCGATTGCCGAATCCGCCGCAACAATCGTCGAAGAAACCGCAAAACTCACAGTTAAAGACGCCCGGACAACATTCCATAACATCGCAACAACCGTTCGCGATGGCAAAACATTATTCGACGTCTTCGTCCCCCTCATCACGACGATCGTCGCAACAGTCTACGAAGGCGTGACAGGTAAACCCTACATCACCGCCCGAGACAAGATCTATCACGACAAATTAACTCCATTATTCAAAGAAATCACCGACATTGAAGATACACCTGGCTTTAAAGGCCTAATTATCTCATCAGTCGAGTTCCGACATCAAGTCGAAGAAATCATCCAAAAATACTCTGCGTTGAGGGACGACTTTTTCAAGTCCGCCCCCGAACGCATGAACGCAATATTCCTCTCCCGTCAAGCTACACTTAATACGTGGAAAATATACTGCTACGATGCACGCTCAACCGGCTCAAGCCGTCCAGTCACCGTTTACACGGAACTGTGCGGCCATCCCTCAACCGGCAAAAGCACCTTCGTAGCACATATGCTCCCTTCAATCCACGCAGCCCTGGTCGCTCGAAAATATCCAGGCATTCCAGACAATTTCACAACTGGTCTCGTCTACGATCGCAAGATCGAAAACGACTACTTTGACGGTGAAAATGAACAACCGTATTGGACGGCAGACGACATTCTGCAGTCCCTCGATCCTGAACGTCGTTTTCAACAAACGATGGAAATCATACAGATCGTAAATTCCGCTCCCTATCAATTACACATGTCAGCCGTCGCCGACAAAGCTAACCACTTTTGTCGCGCAAAGTTTCTGTTCACTACACGAAACGGCGCATTGCTCCCCAACAACCTCAACATCACTGATCCTATGGCCTTTTATAGGCGTCGAAAGATGCTTATCGAAATGCACAATGACTTGAAATACGCTGGTCTGAAACCCAGCGATCCCAATTACGTCAAGTATTGGGTCCTACGCCTTCACGATGGCTTTGGAAACTACGTTCGCGACATCACCGCGTCCGAATTTGTATCCTTAGCCGTCGAGTACGCGTTCGAAAACCTCGAATCCCTCTCAGTCATCCCAGCCCTCGTTCCTCAGGTCGACATCAAAGACCTCGCTTCCACTCTCAATAAACAATCACAAGAAGCTCTCATTTACTCCAGGAACGTTGGCGCAGCTATGCCCCTCCAAACACACGCCGCACCTTTCGTTCCCGAAGATAAGAAGAAAATCCCATCCCGCCCTTGCAAATATTGTGATCACCTTCACTGGGACTGGCAATGTCCCCAACGCAAGAACAAAGTCTCTGCCAAACCTCTTAAACAAGGTGGCGGAGGCTCCAAATCCTCTCCAAAAATTATCTTCGGCGAGCTCGTCACTGAGTTCGAAACCGCAACATCCGAAGAAACCTATTTGCTTCGCCCCGAAGTCGATAGAGATCTCTGGTCACGAATCTTAGAGTATCTCGACATTCCTTCAGTAGAACAAAGACTGAAGGAACGCCGAGCGTACCTCTTCGAAACGTGGACAGAATATGCCAAAGTGGCACATGACGCGCTTGCACAATTAGCGTCCTCTGTCACCCAATCCTTCGTTGCCCTCAAAGTTTGGACTATTGCGACTTGGGACGAGTTTATTAAAATCATCAAATTTACTCCCCTCATCGCAAAGACCATTCTTAAAGGCATCGCCACAACCTGGAAAGACGTCGTTTCCTACGCCATCTCTTCAGTCACCGAACACATCAAGAACCACAAGTGGAAATACATATTTGGCGCTATCTCAGTCGTCACTGCTTTCGCAGCCGGCGCAGCCGCCATTTATGCTTTCACTCGTCCCGAAAAACCTCAACCACAATCAAGACACGAAGACAATCGTGAAGACAAAGCTATGATTAAAGCTCAAGAAAAAGAAGAACGTGCAGCTGAAGCTCACGATCGCAAGATCGACGCTCTAATCAAGAAGTCGCAAGTCCATGATCCTAAGTGGCAGGGTGAGGCCGTCTCATTACCAGACCTCCCCCGTCACCAGTTCTCATCAACCGACATCCCCAAGCTCATTCTCTTCACCAAGAACCTATACTATCTCTCAACATCCAACATCAACGGTACGAACTCGTACAACGGCCAGCTCCTCTTCATAAGTGGACGCACCGCAGTCACGTCGAAACACATCGCAACCGTAATCACAGAAAATCGCAGAGATGGTGGCCAGGTTAAAATCCTGAAGAAAGTTGGAGGACAAGAACATGAATCCCTATTTATGGCCAACGAAATCCTCCAAAGTCCCATCGAAGGTTGTGAGCTAACCGCTCTCAAATTCCCGAAGAAGTGTCCCCAACACGTCTCCCTGCTCCCTCACATCCTCACCGATGCCGACATCGCCCAATCCAACCAAATCTCTGACTGTCAACTCTTTTCCCGCCTCCCTAATGGTGACCTCACCATCAAGGATCTCGGAATGATAACGCTCGATTACTTTAACCCGTACTGGCGTACACATCCCGAAGACCCTTCTTACCTGTTTTGGACCTCCACCCTTGGTGGTACAATTTCAGGTGACTCTGGCGGGATCTGGTTTACAACCAATCCCAAACTCAATCACTCACTAGCTGGGATTCATTCGGGTGGAAATGCAAAGACCGCTTTTGGCGCCCCTGCCATTCAGTCTCTCCTTGCCCCTTTCGTTAAAGACGAACCAGGCATGCATGACCTCCCGGACATTGTCGCAACAGGCTACGAACCTGTGTCAATTGCTCCCAACTACGTTTCCGTAGCAACAGTAAAGCAAGGCAATTCTCTCCCCAACAAGAACGCCATTTCCCCTAGCGTTCTTTCGCCTTACCTTTACGAGATGGGGTGGAAGACTAAGACCCTTCCCTCATCTATAAAACCAATCATCCCTTATCAAGTAGATTCTGCTTGGAAGAAAAAGGGCGTTGTGTACGACGGAGAATTTACTTCGAATACGCAGTTGTCTCCCCTTGACAACATCGCAGTAAAGCTCCGCTACATCGCACCCTGTTTTCCTCAGCAGTTTCTAACCATTTTTGATAATCTCCATATGTTTTGGCCTGTTCCCAAGTCAAAGACATATACCTTCTATCCCCCTGAAGAAATCATTTATGGTCATCCCTCCCTCGATGTGGAGCCTATAAGGAAAAATACATCGCCCGGTTATCCATTCACAATCCTACCGGAACTGAAGACACGCAAAATGATCTTCGGAAACAAAAAGGACGAAATTCATCCTAAGTTCACCGAACGTTTGAACTTCATCCTTGCAGAGAATGAGAAAGAAGGTGGCCAATACCACCCTATTTATACCCTATCTCTCAAGGTCGAACGTTTACCCGTCCAGAAAACTATGGATGCAATGACAAGAAGCATATTCTGCGGTCCAGTTGATTTCCAAGTCTACGGCCAAATGCTGTACTACGATCTCCTCGCAGCCTTCGCTTCCCAACCTTCACACCAATGGACCATTGGTATGAACCCACATTCACAAGAATGGGGTATGCTCTTCCGCCGACTCTCCCGCCATCGACATGGCCTTGAGACTGACGCTAAGCGCTGGGACAACTCGCAAGAGTTCGTCCTCCCAGAGTTTGTCATTGAACAGATTATCCGATACCTTCAAAACCTTCACATCAACAACCGTTCCGGTGTTATTTCAGGACCCTCCCTGTATAAACACCTTCGAAAGGCTGGCTTCGGCGCAATGCAATCATTCGTCTTGGTCGTTAACACCTTGTACTTTACTCCTCAACAAGTCAAGAGCGGCAATTTCTGGACCACACTCCTCAATTGCCTTATTAACGAAATAAGATGGAAGGTCGTATTCGCTGTCGCAGCGATTGAAGCACACTTCCCCTCCACCGATTTGCTTACCGCATATCAAGCCAATGTTGAAGCAGCTTATCACGGCGATGACGCCTTGTCATTCGTCTCTGATGAAGTTTTCCCATTTTTCAACATGGCTTCCGCAACTTATCTCTGGAAGAAACTGTTCAATATCGAACTTACCCCACCAGGTGCTAACAAGACTGACACCACCCTCAAAACTGAAGTCTTGAAAGAAGATGCTTCCTTGATCAAAAGGAAGTTTGTCTATGATGGCGGTTTCGTTTATGCCCCCCTTGAATGGAACGTCATCACTGACATGTGCTTGTGGGTTACTGACCCCTCAGAAAACCCCAAAATATCTTCGCACAACATCGCCTCCGCTCTCATGGAGGCCGCGCACCACCCCAGGGCCAAATTCGATGAGCTCGAAGCTGATCTCAAGAAGGCAGCAGTCCTTGC